TAAACGTAAAAAAGCTTTGCACATAACAGGTAACAAAGATGATAAAAGTATATCTGCTAAAGAACAAACTTATTATGCTAGTAATACATATAAAGATGCAGTTGATGAGTTGTTTGCTGCTGAAGTAGAATCTAGTACATTAGATAATAAGAGAGATAAAGAAGGTCTTATTATAGATCTATTTAGAACATTAGAAGCTAGTAGACGTAAAAATAATATATGATTTATAAGTTTAAAAGATGGGTAGTATTACCTGCGTATACAGAAATATTTATTAATGCTGAGAATGATCAAGAGGCTATTAAAACTTTAAAAGCTATAGATCCTAAAACATTGAATTGGCAAGAACAAGATGTTGCAGATCAACGTATGACTTATGAAGTTATAGATGAGAACTCCTGAACAAAGAATGTTTCTTAATGTAATTACCCAAGCAATACATGATGCTGCATATAAGGGTTTAGATAAATATTATTCTTATTATAGAGATCAAGCTGTATCTTGGCTTACCAGTAATTCACAAGACTTTAGAATTATATGTGTATTAGCTGATTTAGATCCTGATTACATACATATTAAGTTATCTAAAGCTATGAAAAATGATATACAACAACTACGTAGAAATTATTATAAAAAACAAAAACCAGAACGAGATAATCGTCCTGGTCGTTATAGATTAAAATTTTAATGACTGATAAAGATATGTTTAAAGATATGACTTACGACACACTTAATAAACAAGTTGATGGTACTCTTTATTAATGAAAATAATTTACCATTCGCTGAAGGCAATGCCATTAAGTACATATGCCGACATAAGAAGAAGGGTAAACGTAAGGATATAGAGAAAGCTATTCATTATTTAGAAATGATTATAGAGAGAGATTATAGTTAATTTAATATTAAAGCTTTAATATATTTTCTTCCTTTATATAATTCTACTTCTGCTTTACCTTTATAACATTTGTAAGATACAGATTCAGAATATTCTCTTTCTGCATGACGTTTTCCACGAAGGCATGCTGCCATGTTGTCTTGCACAAGATGTTCCTTAATCTCTCCATTTACAAACATTAATAATGCTACTACAGTTTCAATCATTGTGAGTAACTTCCATTGCCATTGTATTTCATGTCTCTATTTGAATCTTTTAATTTTTCAATATCATCTAAAACTTTATCCATTTGTTTTCTTAAAAATTCTATATTTACTTTGTTTAAAGCCATATTCTCAATATGTGTATTTAATTTATCTGTAGTTTTGTATAGATCTTCAATCATCATAAACTGTTCAGAGTCTGCAGGTAGAGAACCTAATTGTCCTCTGGGCCATTTAATTCTAAAATCTGTATTCTCTGTTAAATCTTTTTCCATTAATTCTAATCTTGTAGAGTGTTGATTAAGTTTTTCTACAATACCAAAATAACCCCATACACCCATTGCTACAATTACTATTAAACTAGCAACTGTTTTCATAGGCATTTGGACTCTTGCTTCTTCTCCGATATTTAATGGTTGTTTATTCATTTATGAAAAATTGGTAATGCTTTGCCTGACATATAAAAACATTTTAAACAATATTTTATTCTATCAAACATAACATACCTATCTGTTAGTTTATTTTTACAAGTATTACATTTAGAGTGTTTAGGTTTACCAATATAAGCTGTCATTTCTTTCTCATAATATCAGCACCTTTAAGACCATAAATAGCTGATACTACACCAATAAATATAGCTTGATACCAGTATGGTAG